CCGCCGGCCAGTGCGCTGCGCACAGCGGCGGAACGCCGATCAGCTGGTGATGGAAGCAGTTCAGCCGGTCGTGAATGATCTCGCGCGCCGGGATGATCAGCTGCTCGCCGGGGTAACTCGCCGGCAGCAGGTTCGCCGCAGCCGGATAGTTGATCTGGTAGAACACCGCGCCGCTGTCCGAAACCATCGGCAGCACCCGGCACGGGTCAAGCACCCAGAGCCGATTTACCACGCCGCGATCGTCGTAGCCCTTCAGGACGTACGTGTTGCCGTCCTGCAGCTTCGACAGGATCCAAGCCTCGCGGAACTGCTGGGCGGTCTGGTAGCCGTTCGGCTTGCGCAGCACAGGCCAGAAGGCCGTGTTCGCCTTGTCGAGCTTCCAGATGCCGTTCGCGTCCTCGCGCTTCAGCAGCATCGGCAGCTTGCCGATGTCCGTCGAGATGCGGTTCATGCACGCGTACAGCGTCGGGTAGCACAGCAGGTCGCCGACCTTCTCCTCGATGTTGCGCTGCCAGGCGCCGGCGAACGGCTCGCTGATGATCCGCCATCCCTGCTTGAACAGCGGCACCGGGTTCAGCGCCTTCGCCACCGACAGGAAGCCGGCGCCGTACTTGCGCACGCCAGCCTCGGCGGTCAGTTCGTCGGCGGTGAAAGTCATTTCAGCCCTCGGCCTGCATGTCGCGGCGCTTGTACTCGCGCTTCGGCTTCTGTTCGTCGCTCGCGACGGTCTCCGCGCGCGGCTTGCGCGGCTTCGAGACGCGCACGGCGATGCCGGCGGCGATGAGCCGCTGGCCGCACTCGCGCGTCACCTCGCGCTTGCTGCGCGTCGTCTTGTACTGGATGAGCATGGCTGTCTCCGAAAGACGTAGGGGCGGCCGAAGCCGCCCCTACTTGCCTGGTTAACCCGTCGGGCAGGCGTTCCAGTTGACACGAGCCCACACCACCGAACCGGCGCGGCGCTTCTGCCAGTTCAGGATGCGCTCGACCAGGAAGCCGACGGAGTTCGTCTGCCACAGCGAGACCACCGCCGTCGCCGTCGGGGTCGTGCTGTTCTGGGTCGGAGCGCTGTCCATCTGCAGCGAAGCCTGGTCGGACATCGAGATCTGGATGCCGCCCTCGTCGCCGAGGAAGATCTCGTCGCCCTTGATCAGCGCCACCACCGCACCGTCGGAGTCCTCCGGCACGTACTGCGAGGTGAACACCGGCAGGCCCGCCAGCGTACCGCCCGTCGGGGTGACACCCGGGAACGCCGCAGCGCCGACCTCATTGGTCGCCAGCGACAGGTCGATCGCCACCGTCTCGGGCATGACCCAGAACGCACCGGCCACCGACAGGTTGTTGCCCACCAGCGCCTTGAGGAACTGCGCGATGTCGCAGCGGATGCCGGCAACGGTGCCGTCGCCGAGCAGCGCGAGCGGAGTCGTGCCGTTCAGCAGACCGGCCGGCGACTCGTCGGCCACCGCCGCATCGGTGCTGATCAGCGTGCCGTCGACACGGGCGCCGACCGCGCGCGCCAGTTCATCGCGGAGGAACGCGTCGGCCGAGGCCGATGCACGCATCAGCGTTTCCTTCGTCGCTGCCGCGATCGCAGCGACCTTCAGCGGGGTCAGCTTCGTGCGCGTGTAGGTCCACTGGGTCAGCGGCTTCGCTTCGCCTTCCTTCACCCACTGCGCGGTGCCGCCCGAACCCTGCACCAGGACCGGCGTATCGAACGGCAGGTTGCGGAAGCGATCGGCGATCTGACCGTACAGCGAACGCGCGCGGAGGAACTCGACGAAGTCCGCGAACGCGATGCCGCCTTCGTTGATCAGGTTGCCCGCCCACGTCGGCGACAACGTGCTCGCCGCCGGGACCGCAGCCTTCTGCGTCAGCGATTCGACCAGCTTCTCGTCGCCGGGGTACATCTTCTCGGCGATGACGATTTGGTCGGAGGTGCCGAGCAGGCCCGAATGCGCGAGGGCCTTCACGCGGGCCATGCGAGCGAACGCGATGCCCGGGTCCAGCTTCTGCGTGTTCTTGACGTCCACGCCGCCGGCGCCGCGATCGACCTTCACGGTCGACTTACGCTTCTGGGAATCGTCCGCAGGCTGGGCGGTCGCCTTGTCGGCTTCCTCCATCGCTTCCAGCTCGCGCAGGTTGCCGATGTTCTTGTCGATGGTTCCGATCGCGTCCTTCAGCGAGTCGAACTCTTCCTGCTCGCCGGTGTCCAGGGTGCGCGACTGCTCGGTCGCCTTCTCCTGGATCGCCTTCATGCGGGCCGCCTTCGACTTGCGGGTGGCCTCCAGATCGGCGATCTGTTCCTTGTAGGTCTTCATCTGGTGCTTTCCTTCGTAGGGATGTGCCTCGCGTCACCGCGATGCGTTCGGCTGCCTCACGGCAGTCGGTGCGCAGCCTTTCGGCCCGGGTTCCACGCCGGGCACTGCCTGCGAAAAAGGCCGGGACTCTCACCCGGCTGGCCTTGCGAGCCTTGCGTCGCCTCCCGGCGATGCGAATCAGCGCAGCGACACCGCGCCGCGCTTGATGTGTTCGTCGCGCGCCGAGACAAGTTCGACGGTGCGCTGCAGCCGACGTTCGTTCGAACGCTCCAGCGACTTGATCGTCTGGATGGTGGCTTCGGCATTCGCGGGGATGGTCACCAGCGACAGCTCCAGCCATTCCCACTTCGTGAAGCGCACGCCGCCGCCGTCCATGTACGACCATTCGAGCGGGCTGAAGCCGATCGAGACGCCGCGAACCAGCTGGCGCTTCACTTCCTTCCAAGCCGTGTTGATGCGGTCCTTCAGAGGCTGTGGGTCATCATCCTCGGGGATGTCGATGCGCGCGGTGTATGGGATGCCGTTCTTGTTCGGCTTCGCGAACTCGACCCAGCCCACCGGCCGCTCGTGCCAGTGCTGATGCAGCAGCGGCATCGGGGTTTTGAACACCGCGCCGAGGGGCTCGACGATGTCGTCCATCCGATCCGGGCTCGGCGTGCTCGCCACGCCCGTGATCGTGCGCGTCGGCTCGTCGATCGCCTTCTGGTCGAGAAGCATGTACGCGCGGGTGCGCGCGGTGTCTTCCTTCAGGTTGTAAGCACCGTTCATGTCGTTCCTCAGCCCAAGGTCATCAGGACCAGCTTCTTCTTGCGCGGCGCCGGGTTCAGCGCCATCAGCGTCATCGCGTCGAACAGAGCCATCAGCGGATCGATCTTCGCCGTGCCACTGGCAGCCTTCGTGATCGTCGTGGCGTTGCCGGCGAGAACCACCTTCGCGTTGCCGACTGCCCAGGACATCAACTGCTGTCCACCGTGCACGATCTCGCCGCCGGCCAGGTCGCGCTCGGTTTGCTTGATCGCGCCGCTCAGCCGCCAACCCTGCGACACGCCGACGATCTCTTCCCGCGAGAACTTGCGTTCCGGAGACGTCAGCTCTTCGACGATCGCATCGATGCCGACAGCATCCACGCCGATGCCGTTCTCCGCCGGCAGCAGGCCGCAATCGCGCACTCGCACGATGATGTCCGCCACCTCCTGCACGTCTCGCCCAGGCAGATCGACGATGGTCAGGTCGCCAGCCTTTTCCAGGTCGCGCAGCTTCTGTTCGATCTCTTTCCGGCGGTCGAGCACAATCTTGTGCGCCCACGCATGCGACCAGGTCAGCCGCTTGCGCGTGCCGCGCTCCCGGCCTACCAACGTCAGCCCTAGCAGGTCGTCCAGGCCGCCGCCGTCGATGCCGGCGACGACAACCTCCGACCGCCGCAACAGCTCGTCGAGCGTCAGCGTCTCGTCCGCGTTCTGCTCCCAGAACTCAGCACCCACCCAGGCGGAGGCGTGCAGCGCCATGCCGATCTGAATGTTCAGGTGCTGCGACGCCCAGCTGCGCAGCTCGCCCTCGTTCTTGTCGACGGCGTCCTGGAACTGCTCCCGCATATCCGACAGCGTGATCGCGCGCCCGAGGTTCGGGTTCAGCAGCGACCACAACGCCGGGTCCTTCCATTTCTTGTCGACCGACTCCTGCACTTCCTGCGGGAACTCAAACAGGATCGGCAGCATGCGGCCGCGGCGCTTACCGTCGCGGATGTCGCGCGCCTTCTGCAGTTCGTCAGCGAAGACGCCCATCGGCGGGCTGTCGCTCTGGGTCGTGATGAACCAGAGAAACGCCTCCGGGAACGGCAGCATGCCGCCGCGGATCTGGCGCAGCGCCTGCGATGCCTTCGCCTTCTTCGCGCACTCGTGCAACTCGTCGAGCAGCGCGCCGCCCGACACCTTCACGCCCGTCAGCACCGACGGGTCGAAGGTCATGATCTCGAGCTGTGCCTTCGTCTCCCGGTGGACGATCGTCTTCAGGTGGTGCCGCGGGTGGAACTTCTTCGACAGCACCGGATCGAGGTCGATCGCGCCGGCGGCCGCTTCGTACGCCAAGTTCGCCGTGTCCTGCACCGGCGCCGTCATCAGGAACGTCGCGCGCGGCCGCTCATTCAGCAGCAGCGCCGTGACCATACCGAGCGCGCCGAACGTCGTCTTCGCGTTCTTCTTCGGAACCAGCCAGAACTGCTCGCGCAGATACCGGGCCCGCGTATCCGGATCGACCGACCCGAAGTTC